CGTTAGACTATGCTCTACAATATATTGAGGAGCTAGGTTGGTTTGTGTTGCCTGTCTGGGGTGTTAATGACGATGGCTCGTGCCGTTGTGGACTGCCAAATGATGCACCGGGACACAAACCCGGAAAGCACCCACAGGCAAACCTCGCGCCACGAGGTCACTTAGACGCAACCAATAACCCAGACATTGCACGCGATTGGTGGGCCACTGATCCTGATGCTGGCATAGGTATCAGCCTAGCTCAGAGTGGGTTGGTTGCCCTTGATATAGACCCACGCAACGGTGGAGATGAAACCCTTGCAAAAATAGAAAGCCAACATGGAGTTTTGTATTCTGATTGTGTTGCAGTCACCCAGTCAGGTGGTGAACATCGATTGTTCAGGGCTGAGGACAATACATCTTATCCGAGTAGCATAGGCACTGGCTTAGACATGAAGCACAACGGTTACATCGTAGTTGCTCCAAGTCTTGGTGAGTTAGGTCCGTATCGATGGCACGATAATAAATCGCCTATAGCGAAGGTAAACCCCGTGGTGCCATCTGAGCTACCAAAGTTTATTACCGATAGGACACGGGCCAAGACTGAGGCTTACGAGGTGGTTGAGAAGTCTGGGGTACCAGTAGCGACAGCACAAACGTTTGACGATCTTCGTGATGCTTTGACTTATATTTCTAGTGATGACTATAACACTTGGGTACAAGTGGGAATGGCACTCAAACCATATGGGGAAAACGGATACTCAGTTTGGATGGATTGGTCTTCGAAGTCTCCAAAGTTTGATGCTACAGTTTCGCGCCGAAAATGGGATATGTTGGATGAACCCCATTCAATAACGTTTAAGTCCATCTTTCGTAGTGCGATTGATAACGGGTGGGTTTCCAGAGTTGGTATCACTCCTAAGTCTGTTGATGAAATCCATCCGTTATCTTTAAAGAACGATCAGGGATCAGGTAGTCACTCTGTCACATCGTTCGAATATATCATGGACGATTTTATGAGCACGGGCATCAACGTCCTCGCAGGTGCTCCGGGTGTAGGTAAAACGACACTTGCTATCCCACTTGCCTTGAGTGTTGCCCATATTTATCCGGTTGATTACGAACTGATACCTACCATACGGAGAAATGTAATCATCATTACCGAGTCGGTGGTTCAGGTCCAACGTATCATTTACTCGGTAGCCACGTTTGGTAACACCGGAGCACGACAAGAAGACTTTGATTCAGTGAAGGTCATTCCAGCTCGTAGGCTCAAGGCTGACATCGTAGCACAAGTGGCAGACGAATACCGAGAGTGGACCTACCCAAACGAAATGGCTGACGGTGGTACCTTCCATGCTTTGCCATTAGTGTTGTTAGATACAGCTAATTCAATTTTCGATGTGGAGTCGGAGAATGATAATAGTGAGGTAGGCAAAGTGATGGCAATGCTCAAAGAAAAGTTTGATGGCTTCCCTGTTATTATTATAAGTCATACAGCTAAGGCTTTAGGCTCCGGTGAATCAGATATGTTATCACCACGGGGAGCTAGTGCATGGACTGGGGATGCGCAGGGCGTGTATACTATGTTCCGGGATGACATTACTGAGGATCGTATCTTACAAACTACCAAAGTGCGTTTCCCCACAGACTATCAAGAGCTAACGTTTACACTGGTGTCGAACAGCGAACACCATAAGGACGTTCTGGGTTACGATGACATACTTTACTTCACCCACGCTTACGCTCGGCCTCTTAAAGATGGTGAACGCAAAAGCTCAAAAGAAAGAGTAAAACAATCCAAGGCAAACGAGAAACTACAGGAGCTATGTGACGCATTGGTTCGGTTGATTAGAAAAGATCCCGGTCAATCTCGTTCCCATTACGAACGACTGTCTACTGCTAAAGGTGGTGTGGCAGGTAGCCAAGCCAGAAAGACAGAGGCTATTGACCACTTGATTGGGGATGGGGTGGTGAATAATGTACCGTTGCCCGATCAAAGAGGTAGGCAAACACATGGCCTGTTTTTAAATGAGCAAAAGATTACTAACGATGTATTAGACGGTGAAGACTTACCATTTTAAAGGAGATAACAATATGTCAGAGCCAGATGAAGAATTTATGCGCCGAATCCAAGACCAGTTCGACAAGATTGTGGATTCAGTACCACACAAAAGTAAAATGAGTGAAAGCGAAAAGCTCAGGCAACAGGAAATTAAAAACAGAAAGGCAGAAATAAAAAAAGAACTGGATGATCTACCAAACACAAAGATTAATGATGTGGATATGTAAAAAAGAACCACCGTACTTTAGGAATACGATGGCTCTCTATGAAGGAATGTTTTGTTCGTAATCGAGGAGGATTACATCCCCTCAATAACAAAAGCAAATGTTAACTGCAAGATAAATATAACTGAGAATGGAGATTAAATATGTTAGAAGCAGCAGTGTTAAGTGTAGGGATGCAACTGACCTGTCTCGCAGTGACCCTATACCACGAAGCCAGAGGCGAAGGTAACGCAGGTATGCTAGGGGTAGCTAACGTTGTCATCAATAGAATGCATGACCCACGATGGCCCGATACACTCTGCGAGGTCGTATCACAAGGACCAACTTTAAAGTGGGATGTAAACGCTCCACTTAGAAACAAATGCCAGTTCTCGTTCTACTGTGATGGTAAGTCTGACATACCAACCAACCAGAAATCATTCTCTAAAGCTGTCAGGATAGCCGAGGATGCATGGTACAGCTACAACCTGAGTGTTGACATAACCGAGGGTGCTACCTTCTACCACGCAACGTCTGTTAGCCCTAATTGGCCCTACAGTTATATAACAACTATCAACAACCATAAGTTCTATAAATAATGCTAAATGTTCTAAATGTTCTAAATGTTCGGTTTTTAAAAAACAAATTCCGAACGATCAAAATTAGTGGTAAATCTGAAGTCATCAATCGTCAGAGAGAGGGGCTATTTTATAGCCCTCTCACGCCGATGATTAGATACGTTCGTTCTGTTCGTTTTTACTATAGGGAAAACAGAACGATCAAACAGCTATTTGGAGCTTAAAAATGGTGGACAAAAAGAACGACAAAAATAAGACAAAAAATAAGACAAAAAAACCTGACCTGAAACTGATCAAAACAGGTGATCGTTCGGTTTCTGAAAATAAAATCCGAACATATAAGAAGAACTCACAACGTCCTAATGCTAGACAATATGATAGGGAAAAAATTACAGGCTTCGTATGCTATCAAATTGCTCAGGGCAAGTCTCTCCGATCAATTCTTGATAACGATGACGATCTTCCTTCGTCTTCAACTTTCCTCGATTGGATGGGGGCCAGCTCTGATTTAGCAGAACAGTACGCGCACGCGAGGCAGATGGCCTACGAGCTACTAGCTGATGAGATCGTAGCGATAGCTGACGAGAACTACACCACCGATGAGCATGGTGTGAAGGAACGTCTAAGCTCCGAGGCGATCCAACGCAACCGACTTCGTGTGGATACGAGGAAATGGATGCTCAGTAAAATGCTTCCTAAAGTATATGGTGAAAAGCTGACCCAAGAGGTGACAGGGAAGGGCGGTGGTCCAATCCAACTGGCGGCGGTCGATCTCCGGAACTTGTCAGACTCCGAACTTGATGATATGCAGAAACTGCTCGACAAGGTGGGGAGTGATGAGTCTAGCTGAGAATATAAATACAACGAGTCCTGCTGTACTGCGCGATCTTCTCAAGAGGGAAAAAGAAAGACGAGCGGCGAGTGCTTCACTCTATGAGTTTGTCAAACAGTCATGGCACGTTGTGGAACCCGGAATAAAGTTCATTGCAGGTTGGCACATCGAAGAGATATGCGAACACCTACAGGCAGTGACCGATGGGGAGATCAGAAAGCTACTGATCAATATCCCACCGAGACATAGTAAGAGTACCATCGTCAGTGTGATGTGGCCTATGTGGGAATGGTTGACTCAACCGGAGCAAAAGTTTCTCTGTGCGTCCTACTCAGGTAACCTATCAATACGAGACAACCTGAAAGCCAGACGGCTGATCCAATCTCCGTGGTATCAGGAACAGTGGGGTCATATGTTCTCGCTATCCGGTGATCAGAATGCCAAGCAAAGATTCGAGAACGACAAGACCGGATACCGACTTGCCACATCGGTTGGTGGTACTGCAACGGGTGAAGGGGGATCGAGGCTGATCCTTGACGATCCCCACTCGGCACAGGAAGCGCAGTCCGATACAATCAGAGAGAGCGCACTGGATTGGTTTGACATGGTGTGGTCCACCCGACTGAACGATCCACGCAATGACGCAATGGTCACCATCATGCAACGGCTACATGACCGAGATATATCGGGCCACATCTTGGATGACATCGGGGGTTGGGAACATCTGATGATACCAGCTGAGTGGGATGGGGTGGAGAGGAAGTCGGTACTCGGAGTGTATGACCCACGGGAAGTAGAGGGCGAACTGATTTGTCCTGAGCGATTCGGCAAGAAGGAGATCACCGAACTCAAGCAGTTGTTGGGAACGTATGGCACGGCTGGCCAGTTGCAACAAGACCCGACACCGAGCGAGGGCGGTATACTACGCACCCAGTTCTTTGAGTTGTGGCCTCACGATCAGGGGCTACCCCCGTTCGAGTATATTCTCCAAAGCTACGATTGTGCCTTCACGGAAAAGACAACGGGTGACCCGACAGCCTGTACTGTCTGGGCAATGTTCACCCACGAGGGTGAGAGGGGTGTGATGTTGATTGACGCTTGGTCCGAACATCTGACCTACCCAGACCTTCGGGCCAGAGCGATCAAGGATTGGAGTACCGAGTATGGGGGATTGAGTAAGGACAGCCCATACAGCCGAGCACGTAGACCGGATCGGATATTGGTCGAGGCCAAGGCGAGTGGGCAATCACTCCTACAGGATTTGCGATTAGCGAAGGTACCGGCCGTAGGGTACAACCCACACAACGCTGACAAAGTCAGTCGAGCACATCAGGCTGCACCGATCTTGGAACTGGGCATGGTATGGATACCGGAGAGTAAAAAGAATCCGGGCCATAGGGTGAGTTGGGCTAATGAGTTCTATAGTGAGTTGACGAAGTTTCCGGTTGCAGCGCACGATGATTATGTGGACACATTTACTCAAGCTATGATATATCTGAAAAATGATCGTTGGTTTGAGCTACCGCAGGCTATGGATATTGACGAGCCTATCAAGCCCGACAAGCCACGGATCAATCCTTATGCGGTGTAGGAGTTAGTATGGCTATTACCTATGAAGAAGCGATAGCACTAGACCCCAATACGGGTAAGGTAAACATGGATTTGTTTCAGCAATATGCTGATCAGCAAGCAGCATCGTTAGCAAACATGAGGGCTAATCCTCCTCAACTTAGCGGAGCATTGCAAACATTACAGGCCAACCCTGAATTATTGAATCAGGCTACAGCGTATGTTGCATCACAGGGTGTGGCACCGGGTGCAGACTTTCAGGCACAGGTAGAAGACTTTGCTGTTCAAAGTCCTGAGAGGCAATACCTGACTGTTAATCCTGATGTACTTGCACAGGCAACTGTTGATTACCAGAATAGGTTTGGTAATTCATACACGCCAACGTCAGAGTTCGAGGACAACTTTGCGAGACAGCATTATTATGGCACGCCATTTACCCCAGACTTTGGGATAGAGGATAACCGATATGGCTTTGGTATGGAGTTACCGAATGTCGATTCTGGTTTGATGAACATTGCCAAGATACTAATGAATGTTGAGGACAGAAATTACGAGGGTCAAAATGCGGATATGTCTAGGCCCACTTATATTTTTAATGATGAGGTATCTGATCCGATTGCATTGAGTAACGTGTATGGTGACATAGGGCAGAATTTTAAGACCAACTTGCTTGGCAGTGGGGCAGGAGGTGGTATGAACGAAGACATGGCAGGTCAGGATATGTCTAGGTTCTTGCGTAATGTATTTGCTCCGAGCACTAACTTGGGTGGTCCTTCTATGTTAGAAGACCTTGGTGGTATAAGTGAACTGGCTAGGGCTTATGACATTCTGGGTGTTACGGGTGAAGGTGACAGTTACGCTGACAAACAGGTAAGAGACATTATGGAATTGTTGTCTGAGTATGGATCATCTTTGAACATGGATGGCACGGGTGGTGCAGATGCAATGAGGGCAGATGTTGGAACAGCAGACATAGGAAACTTTTCTATTAGCAATGCCATTGATGCTTTTTCAAATATGCCACCGTTATCGCCACTTGCGGCAGCATACAAAGGAGC